TTGGACCTTTCACTGTAATCGGATTACAGTGAGCGACGAACTTCAGATGCGTGTCCCACCCTACGCCTGGCCATTCAACTGGACCTTTCACTGTAATCGGATTACAGTGAGCGACGAACTTCAGATGCGTGCTTCACTGGGCCTCATCGGGCTGAATGGCTCCGGTTGGACCTTTCACTGTAATCGGATTACAGTGAGCGACGAACTTCAGATGCGTGTCCAACCCTACGCCTGGCCATTCAACTGGACCTTTCACTCTTCACTGGGCCTCATCGGGCTGAATGGCTCCGGTCTGCGCCGCAGCGGAAGCGGAGGAAGAAGAGGAAATAGAGAAGGTGTAGCGCTCAGAATTAGGAGGATGCTGCGACGCAGACCGGAATGATGAGCGACTGCGTTAAACAGTCGCTCTTTTTGTGCTACACTGGAGTTGCGATGACACCAGTGCGGACACCTGTGCCGGTAAGAAGTTTTCCCTTTTACAACTACAACAGGAGTCCGATATGTTGTACAGTGAAGCAATTTCCCTGCACTGCACATATTTACGTTCACGTCGTCGCGCAACCAAAACGCTGGCGTGGTACGCAGAGCAATTTGCAGCGTTTGCGTCCTGGCGTGGCAAGGATGGCGATCTGCCAGATGTCGAGGAAATCGAGCGATTTCTCGCCGATTGCCACGACGCCGGTCTGTCGCCGTCCACTGTTCACGCTCGCTACCGTGCGCTCAAGGCGCTGTTTCGCTTCCTTGAAAAGCGCCGGAAGATCGACCGTGACGCCAATCCGATCTCGATGATGGAAGCGCCGTCCGTGCCGAAGACGGTGCGCCCCTATGTCACGCTATCAGAACTGCGCCAGTTGCTGGCGACCTGCGCCGACGACTGGATCGGTCAGCGGGATCGGTTGATCCTGTTGTTGCTGTTTTTTAGCGGGCTGCGATTGGGTGAGATTGCCGCGCTCCGGGTTGACGATTTGGATGTGGCGTCGCTGGAGGTGGTGGTGCGGCGTGGCAAAGGCGACAAGGCTCGCGTGGTGCCGATGTCGCCGGAGGTGCGCCCGGCGCTGACGGCGTATCTCTTCCTGCGACCGGAACATCGCGCGGAGTTGTGGCTATCGTCCAATGGTTACGGCGGCGTTGCCGGCGTGCTGAAGCCGGAGGGTGTGCGCCAGATGATCTTCCGGCGGTGCAAGCGGGCCGGTCTGCCAAAGTTCGGCCCCCATCGCTTCCGTCATGGCTTTGCGATGTGGATGCTCAATAACGGCGTGCGGCTGACGACGGTTGCCACGGCGATGGGTCACAGCGACCCGGCGATCACGGCGGCCGTCTATGCGCACACGACGGCGAGCACAGTGCGCAGCGAGTACGATGCGGCGCTGGCGACCCTGACCAGATGAGTATAGATCAGGTGTTCTCCAGAGAGAAAAACGGCTGATCTGCACCCTGTCAACGGTTTGATCCGCTGACTCTGGATCAGGCAGTTGGGGTTCGAATCCCTGTCCCCCAGCCTCACCTTACAGCCCTATGCGGTTGTAAAGGTGCGTTTCTAGGCGACCGCTCCATCACTTTTGGCGGAATGGGTGGGGCGGTCGCTCTGGATCACTTGATGTACTTGGCAGCTATTGCCTCGTCGAAGCGGTAGCCATACTTCTCTGCAAACCGTCTGAGATCATCGATTTCGATGTAGATAAACTTTCGCTTGCCAGTGCCTTCCTGCCTGGCTGGTAGCGTTCCGTCATTTACCTTTCGATGAATTGTCATGATCGACTTTCCGATAATCTCAGCGGCCTGCGGTCCGTTGACTTCAGGCATTTTGTGATCTCCGATTGTTAATGCAGTTAATAATGGTGATATTGTATATCCAATCCGGTAGCATGTCAATACCTAAATTTAACGTCAGTTCGGGTTAGACAACCAGAGCGGGCAGGTAGGGGTGGGCAAATATCTACGCCATATCGGCGTAGACCGCTCGCCCACATACGCGCACGCTCCCGCGAAATAAAATGATTTTCCTCTGGCTTTTCCTTCTTGAGTCAACCGGTATTTTGTGCTATCCTTGCAATAACGTAACGTTGAACCGTTATTGCAAAGGAGCGTTAATGAAAGACCTTCCGCATGCTCTCCCGGAGCCGATTATCAGCAATCCAAAGTCCATCAACATTTTTTTAATCGTCGTCAGCGCGCTGGCGACGCTGGGCGTCCTCGCCGTCGTCGGCGGCGTTGTGCTGGCATACGCCGACAAACAATTGCCCGAATCCGTCATTGTTCTCGGCAGCGTCGCTGTCGGTGCATTGGCCGGCATGGTGGCGCCTAACAGCCGCTGAGGATCGCCGTGCCTGAGCGCCTGGCCCGTCCCTGCCCCCGTCCCGGCTGCGCCGGCTTTGTGCGCGCTTCTGGCGATGCCCAACGCTGCGACCGCTGCGGCTACACCGCCAGCGCACGCCGGCCCGACAAGCGCCCCAGCGCCGCCCGCCGTGGCTACGACCGCAGATGGCGCAAAGTGCGCGTCGCCACCCTCGCCGCCGAACCGGGCGCCCACACCGGCCCGCTCTGCGTGCAGTGCCTGGCCGCCGGCATCGTTGAACCAGCCACCGATCTCGATCACATCATTCCGAAACGTTTGGGCGGCAGTGACGACCCGGCCAACCTGCAACCCCTTTGCCATCGCTGCCACTCCCGAAAAACCGCCGCCGGAGAATAAGCCATGCAAGGACGTCCGCCCAAACCCACCGCGCTCAAAGTCGCTGAAGGCAACCCGGGTAAGCGCAAGCTCAACTACAACGAACCCAAACCCGATCCGCTGCGCACGCCGCTCAAACCGCCGCCCAACAGCCTGCCCGATGTGCGCAAATTCTGGCGGAAATACGGGCCGATGCTCGACAAGCTCGGCGTGCTGACTGAAGCGGATATCGCCGCGCTCGACCTCATGTCGATCCACTACGCCATTGCCAAGGCTGCGCTCGCCGCCATGATCAACGATGACGGTAAGCTGGAATTGACCCGTAAGGATGAAGAGGGCGTGGAGCGCAAGCATCCGATGTTGCAAATCTTGCGCGACAACAGCGCGGCGTTCCGTCTGTACAGTGTGCTGTTTGGGTTGAACCCATCAGCGCGCGCCAGGTTGATGGTAAGTGAATCGGACGACGACGACGACGACGACTTTTTCAAGTGATGTATGACCGTTGGCGTATGATCCTGACCAGCAACGCGCTCCCCGCCCCCGACGGCTACTTTTTCGACGACGCGGCCGCCGACCACGCCGTTAAGTTCTTCGAGCACTATCTGCGCCACAGCAAAGGCCGCTGGGCCGGCAAGCGCTTCATCCTCGAACCCTGGCAACGCGAAGACATCATCCGCCCCCTCTTCGGCTGGCGCCGTCCCGATGGCACGCGGCGCTATCGCCACGCCTACATCGAACTGCCGCGCAAGAATGGCAAATCGACGCTGGCCGCCGGGTTGGCGCTGTATTTGCTGGCCGCCGACGCCGAACCGGGCGCCGAGGTCTATTCCTGCGCCGCCGACCGCGAACAGGCGCGGATTGTATTTGCGCAGGCGCGGCAGATGGTGGAGGCGTCGCCGGCGTTGAGGAAGCGCCTCAAGACATTTCGTAATGCGATCACATACCCCAAAAGGGCAGGGAGCTATAAGGTGCTGAGCGCCGACGCCCCCACCAAGCACGGCCTCAACAGCAGCGGTATTATTTTCGATGAGCTGCACGCTCAGCCCAACCGTGAACTATTCGATGTGATGGACACCAGCATCGGCGCGCGCACGCAGCCGATCATGATCATGATCACCACCGCTGGCCATGACCTCGAATCGGTCTGCTACGAGCAGCACACTTACGCCGAACAAATTGCCACCGGCGTCGTCGATGACCCCAGTTGGTTTATCTACATCGCCGCCGCCCAGCCCGATGAAGACTGGCGCAGCCCGACGACCTGGCGCAAGTGCAATCCTGGCTATGGCGTCACCATCGGCGAGGAATATCTGCGCGAGCAGGTGAAGAAAGCGATCAAGTCGCCTGCCTACGAAAACACTTTCAAGCGGCTGCATCTCAACATTTGGACGAGCCAGGAAACGAAGTGGATCGGGCGCGCCGACTGGGATGCCTGCGCCGCGCCGTTGCCCGATCTTAAGAATCGTCCCTGTCACCTCGCCCTTGACCTGGCGAGCAAAACCGATATAGCCGCGCTGGTCGCTGCCTTCCCGCCTACCGACGATGATCCTCGCATCTACCTGATGCCGTTTTTGTTTGTGCCCGGCGCCAACCTGGAGGAGCTGGGGGCACGCAACCGGGCGCCCTACTCGGCGTGGGTGCGGGATGGCTATTTGATCGCCACCGACGGCGTGGTGATCGATTACGCAGCTATCGAGCGCACCATCGCCGATCTTGCTGCTACATATACCGTCGGCAGTATCGCCGTTGACCCGTGGAACGCTGCGCAGATGGCGCAGAACCTGAGCGCCAGCGGCTTCGATGTGGTCGAATATCGCCAGAGCTATAAAACAATGTCGCCGGCGAGCAAGGAGTTCGAGGCGCGTGTGCTCAACCGCACGCTGGCGCACGGTGGCCACCCGGTGTTGCGCTGGATGGCCGATAATGTGATGGTCATCCGCGACAGCAACGACAACATCAAGCCGGACAAAGCCAAAAGTCGCCAGAAAATCGACGGCATCATCGCCAGCATTATGGCTGTCGATCTCTGCATCCGCCGCAACGAACCACTGCCGGGAATCTATATGCTATGAGCAACGCCGCGCGCCCTTCACCCGTCACCCCTCTCCCGTCGCCTTTGCGCGATTTGCAGCGCGCCGGCCACCGTACGCGCAGCACTCTGGCGGCCTGTCCATACCGTTGCGCCGGTGGCCATGCGTGCACATGCGCGGCGACGCGCCCGCACCGCTGGCATATCTGCGAGAATCCAGCTTGTAAATGCCATCACCCGGAGAATCAATCGGAGAATCAATCATGAGACGAATCGACGCTGGCGACATGATGCTGCTGTGCGGACTCGCCGCAATCTGCATCGCTGTTTACCTGCTTTTGGGCTTTGCATTTACACTGCTGCTTGTCGGCGTGCTGGCTGTTCTGTTTGCGTTGCAATTTGACCGCCACACAACGCCCAAATCTTAGAGCCTGTTATGCACTTTGCACCATGAAAGTGATGAACGATGCACCACCAGGATGGCAAAGGCTACGAAATGCAACCCGGCCAGCGTCTCCGCCAAACGTTCATCGTCGCGCGCCAGCCGACGGAAACGTGCCATCCGGGCGAAACTGCGTTCGACCACCCAGCGGCGAGGTAGCAACACAAAGCCATGCCTGGCCGTAGGCAGCTTGACCACTTCCAAACGGATCCCCTGCGCCTCAGCATCGGCTGCCGGCTGGTCGCCCATATAGCCCTGATCCACAAAGGCGACTTCCACCGACTCTCCGGTCGCCTCCTGAATCTGGGCAGTCAGGGCCGCCACTTGCGCACGGTCTTGTTCGTTGGCCGGCGTGACCAGGACTGCCAGCAACTGCCCCAACGTATCGACGGCCAGGTGCACCTTCGAGCCTTTGCGGCGCTTGTGCCCATCGTAGCCAGCACGTCCTCCGCTTTCTGGGGTCGACTGCAGCGTCCGGCTGTCCAGAATCGCCCCTCGCAGTTGGGGCAATAGGAAAACTGGCAGGGCGCACGATCGCTCATCTGTGCTATAATGAAACGGGTGGACGCTGGACGCTTGATCGGCGTTATTCCTTGATCAGCGTCATTCGGGGGCAGCGTCTCACCCATTTTTCTCAGTCGTCCCCCAGGCTGTTGCCCCCATCGTGATCGCCCCGAACTGAACAGCACACGCACGTCACAGGTGATACCGGATGGGCGTACTGACCCGCATTTTCTTTGGCGCCGAATCGCGCACGCTCGACCTGACTAGTTTCGGGGAGTTAGTGCGCGCGCTGCGCACGGGAACGGGAGTAGTTGAGACAACGTCACCGGCAACGGCGATGCAGATTGCGGCCGTGTACGCCTGCGTGCGTGTGATTGCAACCAACATTGCCACGCTGCCGTTGGTGCTCATGCGCCGCAATGGTAATCGTCGCGAGGTCGTGGAAGATCATCCGCTGGCGAGAATTCTGCGCTGGACGCCGAATCCTGAGATGACCAGCATTCAATTTCGCATGGCGCTCGGCGTGCATTTGGCGCTATATGGCAACGCATATGCGCAGATTGTGTTCGACGGCGGTGGACGGGTAAGGGAATTGTGGCCCTTGCGTCCGGATCGTATGAGTTTAGAGCGGACGCGCAGCGGCGAGCTGATCTATCAATACTCCAGATCAGACGGCGGCGTGGATATGTTGACAAAGCGCGAGGTGATGCACATTGCACATATGAGCTTCGACGGTCTGATCGGTCTGAGTCCGATTGCGCTGGCGCGGCGTGCATTCGATACAAAGGCGCGCATGGAGGAGTATAGTGCTTCGTTTTGGCAGAATGACGCATCGCCTGGTATCGTGCTGCGCTATCCGGGGACGTTGAACGCGGAGCGCATCAGCGCACTGCGCAAGGCTTGGGAGGATCGGCATCGGGGTCCGGGCGCGGCCGGACGCACGGCGGTGCTTGATGGCGGGGTGGAAATTACGACGCTGTCAATTCCACAGACCGATGCGCAATTCCTGGAAAGTCAGAAATTTACGCGTCAGGAGATTGCGGCGCTCTTTGGCGTGCCGGCGCACATGATTAACGACCTTGACCGCGCCACATTCAGCAATATCGAGGAACAGGCGCAGGAGTTCGTCGATTACACGCTGATGCCATACATTGAAGGATGGCAACAGGCGATCTATCGTGATCTGTTGACGGAGGAGGAGCGCAGGGCAGGCTATTATGCGCATTTCCGCACGCAGGCGCTGTTGCGCGGGAAGCATATCGACCGCGCGCAGTATTACTCAACGATGCAACAGATAGGGGCGATGTCACCGAATGATATTCGTCAATTGGAGGATATGAATCCAATTGACGGCGGTGACATCTACTTGGTGCCGTTGAATATGACGACGGTGCAAAAAACGCAGGATGAGGAGAATGCGCTTGACAGCGATGCTGTGGCGCGCGGCTGGCTGGAGGTGATGCTGGCGGACGTGGCGCGACGGCTGCGGGCACGGATCACGAATGATGTGCGACAGGGCGGGGGCAAGGCGTTGCGCACAGGCGGACGGTTGGCGCTATCAGAGTGGAGCAAGGCGAAGATGTATGAGTGGCGCCAGGCGGGCGAAGGGATGCTGATGGCGCTGGTTAACGATGCGGTGGATAAGGGACTGATGTCGGCGGAAGAAGTCTTCACAATGGCAGAAATTGAAGATTGGATAACAACGGCGTATCAGAACGCTGTGAAGGAGTTGCTCGATGAAAAGTGAGCGGATGGAACAGCGTGAAATACCCGCACAAGGGCTGGAGATACGCCAGGTTGAGGGCGGTGCGCCGGTGATCACGGGTTATGCAGTGCTGTTCAATGTGTGGAGCAGGACGTTGTACGACTGGAACGGACAACCGTTCGTGGAGCGGTTTGCGCCCGGCGTATTCGACAACTGGCTGCAAAATAATCCAGAACTGGTTGCGCTGTGGAATCACAATGCGGACATGCCGCTTGCGCGGATGAGTCGGGGCACTTTGAGAATTGCCATCGACGCCATAGGACTGCGTTTCGAGATCGATCCACCGGCCAATAGCTGGGGGCAGGATGCGCTGATTGCGATCCGCCGAGGTGACGTAAACGGGATGTCATTTCTATTCGAGTCAAACGCCGATACCTGGGAAAAGCCGGGCGCAGATGGCGTGGCACGGCGTACGGTGTTAAAAAGTGTGCTGTACGAGATTTCGCCAGTGACGTTCCCGGCGTATCTCGCGACAACGGTGCAGGTGCGGGCAGTGGTGCCCGATTTTGAGAAAACAGACGACCAGGCGGTCGCTGAGATAAATTTGGCCGATCAGCAGTGGCAATCGCTCCTGGAGGTGCGACGGCAACGGCTGGAGTTGTACAGGAGAAGATTACTACGATGAACACGAAGATTTTAGGATGGATGCATGAGCGCCAGGCGAAGTTGCAGATGGCGCGTGCGATCCTGGACGGCGCCGAGGCGGAAAACCGCGGGCTGAATGAGGATGAGGAGAAACGTTATTCGGATCTGCTTGCGGCGGTTGATGGGTTGCAGACGAAGATCGAGCGGGAGCAGGATTTGGAGCGGCGTGAGAACGCACTCAGTGAACCGGTGCGGGCGCCGATTCGACCGAGCGAGACGATGATCGACATGGACAAGAGCGATGTGCGTCGCTATAGCTTGGTGCGTGCGATCAATGCGTTGGCGACCGGGGATTGGCGCAATGCACGGCTGGAGCTTGAGGCGAGTCAGGCGGTTGCGAAACGGCTGGGCTTCGAGCCACAGGGGTTGTTCGTGCCGTATGACTGGTTAGCGGCGAATGCTGAGAGGCGTGATTTGGTGAAAGGCACGAACACGGCCGGCGGCTATACGGTGGCGACGGACCTGTTGGCACAGGATTTCATCGATCTGCTGCGCAATCGGGTGGTTGTGATCGGCGCGGGAGCGACGGTGCTCGATGGTCTGGTTGGGGATATTGCAATCCCGCGACAGACGGCGGCCAGCACTGCGTACTGGGTGGCCGAAAATGGGGCGCCGACGGAAAGTCAGCCTGCATTCGATCAGGTGGCGATGACGCCGAAGACGCTGGGCGGCTATGTCGATATTAGCCGCAAACTGCTGTTGCAGTCGGCGCTGAGCGTGGAGGCATTCGTGCGCACCGATCTGGCGCGTGTGCTGGGGATCGAAATCGACCGTGCGGCGCTGCACGGGACGGCGACGAACAATCAGCCGCGCGGCGTGGCGGCCACCAGCGGGATCGGTGCAGTGGTGGGCGGCACGAATGGGGCGGAGCCGACGTGGGCGCACATTGTGGCACTGGAGACGGAGGTGGCTGTTGATAACGCCGATGTGGGTGCGCTGCGTTATGTCACAAACCCGAAGGTGAGAGGCAAATTGAAGGTGACGGAAAAAGCGCCCAATACAGGGCAGTTTGTGTGGAGCGACGGCGACAATCCGTTGAACGGCTATCCGGTGAGTGTGTCCAGTCAGGTAGCAAGTAATCTGGATAAGGGGACATCGACGGGGGTGTGCTCGGCGATCTTTTTTGGTAACTGGAACGATCTGATCATAGGCATGTGGGGCACGCTCGATCTGCTGGTTGATCCGTACAGCCTGGGTACGACCGGAGCGCGGCGCGTGATTGCGTTGCAGGATGTCGATGTGGCAGTGCGACATCCGCAAAGTTTTGCGGTGATGCTGGATGCGCTGACGAACTGAACGAACTGAGAGGCAGGAGAGCAGGCGCTCGCCTGCTCTCCTGGAAACATTGGAGGAACGATGAAAGTGAAGATTGTACGGACGACGGTGGTGACGGTGATCGGCGAGAATGAACCGAAAATCGTCGAGGCTGGGTCTGTGGTGGAGGTGGACAAGGCCGACGCCGCGCTGTTGGTGGCGTTGAAGCGCGCGCAGTGGGTGAGGGCGAGTGATGCAGAGTCTGCTATTGCCGCGCCACGCGGGGAAACGGCGGATGTGCGTCCGACTGTACGATCGCGCAACTAAAGGATTGACACCATGATCGACCAGCTTGACCTTATTGTCGCCGTTCCTCCAACCACCGAACCCGTTTCCCTTACCGAGGCGAAAGCGCACTGTCGCGTCGATGGCGCCGATGAAGACAGCCTGATCGAATCGCTGATCGCAACCGCGCGTAATGTCGTCGAGGAACAGATCGGCCGCGCCCTGATCACCCAAACGTTGGAACTGCGCATCGACGCCTGGCCCATTTTGCTCTATCTCCCCCGTCCGCCCGTCATCAGCGTCGACAGCATCACCTACACCGACGACAACGGCGTCACTGCCATCCTCGATCCTGACGCGTACATGCTGCGCACCGGCGTCGAGCCTGCCTACATCCGCTTTAACAGCGCCCGCCTGCCCACCGTCAATCTCGCGGACGATGCCGCCATCACCGTGCGCTACATTGCAGGCTATGGCGTGGCTGCCCAAAAAGTGCCGCGATCGATCCGCCATGCCATACTGTTGCTCGTCGGACATTACTACGCCAACCGGGAGGCAGTGGCGCCCGGTGCACAGACTGTACTGCCCTACGCTGTTGAAACGCTGCTGGCGCCCTACAAGGTGTATTGGTACACAGAGTGGGCGCAATGAGACGGCGAATCACCGCAGGCGATCTGCGCGAACGGGTGACAATTCAGAGGGCGACGGTCGAGCGCGATGCGTTCGGTGGCGAAGTGCTGAATTGGGCAGACGGCGAGACGGTATGGGCGAATGTGTTCGACCGGTCGGGACGGGAGTCGATCATAGCGGATAGGCCAGTAATGCTTGTTGGCTACGAAGTGACAATCCGCAGCGGGGTCGTGGTGACACATCAGGATCGACTGAAATGGCGTGGTAAGCTACTGCACATCGAAGCGGTGACGCCCAAGCCGGCTGAAGATTTGATAGTGATGCGCTGTTTAGAGGCAGAATACCAGGGATAGTTAGGCGGTAAAGGCGTTGACGGTGCTGTGCCTGGTAATGGTGGCGGTGCGGATATCGGTGCACTATCGAACGAAAGTGGCATGAACGTTTTGCTGATCGCTCCCGATTTGGGGCTGACGGCTGTCAACGACGAGGTGCGCGCTGTCAGCCTGGCATTGCACCCGGTCATTCTCAATGGTACGGTCACCCGGCGTGACGTATTGCAAGCGCTGCAAAGTCACATTTGGGACGTGATATGGTTTGCGACACACGGCAACGAACGGGGCATCAAATTAAGCGATGGATATATCACGATCAATGACCTGACAGCAATTGTACGAGCATCAAACGCCTGGCTGGTTATATTAAACACGTGTTCGAGTCGTCTAATCGGGCTGGAATTGCATTATGAATTGCAGGTTTCGGTCATCACGACTGTGACAGAAATCGACGACATAACAGCGTACCAGACCGGCGCGTTGCTGGCGCAGGCGTTGGCGAAAACGAAAGACGTGAAAGCTGCATATGATATGTCGAAACCTGGGCAAAACGCCAGCTATATGCTGTTCTATGACTACTTGCACAATGAGGCGACGGAAACTCGCACGATTCTGATGCTCAACGAGTGGGGATACAAACTAAGTAGCAAAATCGACGCTCTAGAACGCCGCATGAATCAAGAAATTAACGCTTTGCGTAAAGACATTGACCAGTTGAACATCAATATCGATATAGCGGTACGGTTATCGCCGTTACATCACATGGTGTTTATCGGTGCATTTGTGTTGCTCTTCTTGCCCATACCGCTCTTTTACGTCGAGGTGCGCGAGATGCTGGGCATCGACTGGCAATTGGCGCTGAGTCTGGCGATTTTATCGTATACGGCGAGCGCAGTGTTGTGGTCGTATATGTGGTGGGGAGGGCGGCGCTGATGGCGCGGCGACGAAGCCGAAATCGGCTGCGGATAAAAGTTGATGAAAACGTATCGCAGAAACTTAAAGCGGAGCAGGTGGCGTTGCGCGGACCTTCAATTGCTCGTGCACTGCATGAGGGCGTCCAAATGATTCAGCGAGAAGCGCAGGCAAATGCGCCGGTAGACACGGGACAGATGAAGAGAGGCGTCTATGTGGCGAGCATTATCGGTAATGAGTACCGGCCATTGGTGCGCAGACGCAATGGGCAGCGTCTCAATTCGCCGTTGAAGTTTCCGCCTCGCCCTAATCAAGCATTGGTTGTGGCATCGGTTTTTTACACTCGCTTCGTCGAATTTGGGCGAACCGTGCGCACGCAAAACGCTGGTCATGGCGCCAAACGCAAATGGAGAGCCGTGGGGCGCATGAAAAAGCGTCCTTTCTTTCAAAACGCAAAACGCAAGATGCGCCGCGCAGCGGAAGTCCATGTGCAGCGCCGCCTGGTGCAGCTTATTGAAAGAACCTGGAACAACGGATGATCGAAAAACGCATCGCAGCCATGTTGCTGACCGATACGACGATCACAGACGCCGTAGGCAGACGTGTGACGCCCGTCGTTATGCGCCAGGAGACGGAACTGCCGGCGCTGGTATATCGGCGGCTTGACAGCGCGCCAGGTTACACGCTGGCGGGGCGGGCTGGCTGGCGCACGGTGACGTTGCAGATCGTCTGTTGGGCCGCCGATTACACCGAAGCCCGCACGCTGGCGGAAGCGGTGCGCCAATTGTTCGACGCCTATAGCGAAACCAGTTCGACCGGCTCAATCCGGTTTATCAGCGTCAGCGACGGTGCCGACGAGTATGCGCCGGAACTGGAGGCGTTTGGCGCAGTTGTCACATTGACGATCGAGTATGACGACGGAGCGGAGATATGAAGGGAACTGAACTGCGTATCTGGGTGGATGAATATGACTTTTCCTCGTCGACCAGCCAGCTTGAGCTGGTGATCGAAGTGGGCGAGGCTGAACGCACCAGTTTAACCAGCGCCGCACAAGAATTTCTACCGATGCTGGCCAAGTGCACCGTCACGCAGAACGGTTACTTTGAGGGCGTGCTCCCCAACGGCTTTGAGGCGGAATTGGCAGATCGCTTTGCAGAAAAATCGGCGATCGTCACCGTGCTCACACAAGCCAGCGATGCTAACTGTGTTGCCTATGTGCTGTCTGACGCCAGCAACTATAACATGGCGTTTGGGGCGCCTGTGAATGGTTTGGTGACGTTGAATGGGCAGTGGGGTACATCAAATGCGGTGCGTCGTGGATTGCGTGTCTATGACGGGATTTTCGACGCTGTGGAGAATGGCGCTACGGTCGATTTTGGGGTTGGTACGACCAAGGGCGGCGCTGCATTTTTGCACGTGGCGAGCATCACCGGTACGGCGGGAAATGCAACCATTGAAGTGCAGTCCTCGGCGGATGGAAACACGTGGGTGAATGAAGGCACGTTTACCCTGTCGGCGGTGGGCGGATACTCGCTGACGCTGACGGGTACGGTCGGGCGCTATGTGCGGTTGTCGTGCACCGATCTGGGTGGGGCGACCGCAATTCGTTGTATGGCAGTAGTCAGTTTGAATGCATAGGAGCAACAATCATGGGTGTCAAGGGTCCAAAAAATTGTACGTTCACGCTGAACGGTGTGAACCTGACGGCGTATGTGGAGCAGGTCGATCTGAACATGGCGGTGGCGGAACTGGAAACGACGAACCTCGACAGTTCGGCGCAGGAATTCATACCTGGCCTGCCGTCATACGATGCGAACATCAGCGTGACAAGGTGGGACAAGGTAGTTGACGATGTGTTGGGGACGCTGGCGATTACGCCGGGATTGGTGACGGCAGTGATTGCGTTCAAAGATGCGTCAGGCGATACGGTCACCTATACGTGGACGAAGGCGTTCGTGACGGGATATGGAATCAGTGCAGCGGCGACAGGCAAGCTCACGGCTTCGCCGACGATCCGGCTCAGCGGTGTGCCGACCAGGGCGGTGAGTTAATCCAGGGCGGTGAGTTAATGAAGATCCGGCTCGAATGCACAATAGACGGGCTGCGCCATAACTGGATCGAACTTGCTGAGCAATGGACGCGCGCTGAAATAAAGCGCTGGAGTTTGGCGACAATCGGCGCCGCACCGGAAGCTGAATTGTTTGATCTGCTGGCGAAGAAGCTGGTACAGGTGCATATCCTGCTGCCCGACGGCACGCTGATCGAGGATGGCGAGACGCTGGTGGCACGCTTTGATGATCTCGACATTCGCCTGGTGCGTTGGCTGGCTGGCGGCATCAACAGAGCAATTCAGGAGTTATTGGCGCTGGGGGAAGAGAGGAGGCGGCTATTGTTCGATGGCGTCGAAATAGCGCAGCCGACGACCCCAGCGAAGACGCCGAACTGACGCCTGAGGCACGCGGCGCCGCGCAACTGGCGTTGCTTCAGATGCTGCCGGACGCGCTCTGGGACGCTATCCTCCTTCGTCATTTTCCCGGAAAGACGTTGGAGGATCTGGACAAGATCGATTGGCCTCGCTTGATTCGTGCATGGCAGACAAGAGAAATCCTCGATGTGGAGAATGTCCGGCAGGCCTTCCTGGAAGGCAAGATCAAACCGAACGCTTATGAGTGGCGCATGATTTTACGCCATGACCGGCTAGAAGCCGAGGGCAAAGCCGATCAGACGTAGGAGAAAAGCAGCAAACCAGATTGCCAAGACGATGCCCAACAGTTGAATGGAACGCAAAAAAATGCGTAGAGTAAATTGCAAGACTATTTTTTCGACAGGTGTCATTGGGGGCCTCCTTTTACTTTCAGTATATCACGATGAGCAACGATGTTATCTGACATTTATCTGAATAAAGGCTGATTTATGGCAGACGCACGCACAATCTTCTCATTATCGTTGCGCGATGAGGCGTCTAAACAACTAAAAGCATTTGAGGGATCATATCGACAGACTCTGCAAAACGTCGAAAGCGCCGGCGACGGCAGTAGTTTTATGCAGCTTACTGCCGGAATTCAATCGACCGAGGGCGCATTGACCGCGCTGGGCGCAACTGCGCCGCAGGTCGCAGCGGCGTTGATTGCCCTCAAGGGCGCTTCATCTGCTATCGATATGGCGCGCTCTGCAGCAGAATCAGCCAGATTAGAGCAAGCATTTTTCAATCTGGCAAACGCCGCCGGCGTATCAGCCAGAGTGATGATGACCGAATTGCGTACTGCATCCTACGGGATGATCAACGACACGCAGTTGATGCAGGCGGCGTCTTCAGCACTGGCGCTAGGCGTGGCGGATTCGGTCGATGAAGTTGTTGCGCTCATGCAGGTGGCGATTGCAAAGGGCGCTGAATTTGGTGTGGCTCCTGTGCAGGCGTTCAACGACCTGATCAACGGGCTGGGGCGTATGTCGCCTCAAATTCTCAATAACATCGGCATCATCATCGATGCCAAAGCCGCTTATGATGAATATGCCAAATCGCTGGGCACGACAGCCGAAAAGTTGACCCAACAGCAGAAGATGCAGGCGATGGTCAACGCTGTGTTGAAGGAGACGTCAGACGCAGCAGAAAAGGCTGCGCAGGTGGGACACAGTGGCGCGGCGGCGTTCGACCGGTGGGAAGCGTCCATCGCCAATGCAAGCGACACGTGGGGCAAAGTATTTTTGCCTGTTGTGGCGACCGGACTCGATATGTTGACCGGCTTGGTCGATATACTCGGCGATCTGGGCGCCGCAATGACAGGTGAAATCAACTGGACGCCGGAAAAGGTAGGTGCCCAGATCGCCGAGTTGGAAGCGGCGTTGGCTGCCTATCAGGACCCTCGCCAGTTTCCGCAAAACACACCGCAGACCAATATGTTGATTGAAACAGCCAAGGCACAACTGGCTGACCTGCGGGCAATCCAACACGAATTGGAAACCGGTACGGTGGCGGCGACCGGCGCTTTGCGCAATTTGGGCTTGGCGAGTCTGGATGCTGCAACGGGCGCCAACACAGCGTCAGCCGCGTCGCAGGCGCTGATGAATCGTTTTAAGGAATTGGCAAATCAGGCAAACGCAACACAAGGCGCGCTGCGATCGATGTGGATCAATGCAGCCGGGGCACTGGGCGCACAACAGGCGTTTGCGGGTTGGCAGAAACAAAAACAGGAATTAGAAACTCTGGTCAACGTCTGGTCGCAATACGGTCGAATGTCGAGCGAGCAGATTGAGTTTGCCAAAGCTGAATGGCTCGACAAGCAGAATAGCAAGCTGCAAGACCAGATTAAGGCATTGACAGATGTGGGGACAACGGCAAGCAGAGCAGCGACAGGAGGGTTTTCGCAGTTGGATCAGGCATTCCAGAATCTGGAGAGCCGGGTCAGCAGTGTATTGTCGCAGTCGCTGTCGCTTGATGTGGGGCTGGACCCGGCGGATTTTCTGCCCAGGGAAGATGCGATCAACGAGAACGCCCGTCGGCTGGCGGCGATTATGCGAGATGGCTTGGGCAATCAGGAGTGGCTTGAGGAATTCAAGCAGGAAGTGCCGGCGATTTTTGACGAGTTGGTAGCCAGCGGCAATCCACAGGAGGCTGCAGCACACATCCTGAAAGAGTTCCAGCTCGGTCTACGGCCGGAGCTGCTTGACCGGGAGGCCGTCAAAGAACGGATTCGACAAATGATTCTCGGCGAACAGTCCATGGCTGCCATGGCCGGCGAGATTGCACAGGAGCTGGCGCAGGAGCTGGGCGTTAGCCTGCAGCAGGTGCAGGCTACGATGAGCAGCATGGGCCTTGGCGGCAGAACGGACGGCAGTGCACTGAGCGAAAGCATTGTCGGCGGCATCGACGGCAGCGCACTGAGCAAAAGCATTGCCGGCGGCATCGACGGTAGCCTGATTGCAAGCGACGCCGTAGCCAAAATCACCAAGGCGTTTTTGGACAACGAAAGCAAAATCCGCAGTGCCGGCGGCGTAGTCGGAGCCTGGTGGGGCGAAGGTTTCATGGCCGTGGTGGGCGACAACCTGCCGGCCAGCCTGATTGAGCTGCTTGCGCTGCGTGTCCTGCCGATCATCCAGGCAAACATGGCAAGCGCAGCAAGCACGACGAGAACGTCCGATGGCGAGTGACACGAAGCTCAACAATGTAACGCTGGCAGATCCGACGACCTACACCGTGCAGGGAGTCTGGCTTGGCGGCGCTGTGCAACTGGCCAACGGCAATCTGCGCCGTGACCTGGTAAATGGCAGCATGAAGCGACGCTTTTCGCTTGCGTGGGTGGCGCTGTCGAGCGCACAATTGGCAGTCATCACGTCTGCATTTGCGGCAGCAGTGGCCGGCGATGTGCCGTTTGTCGGACCGGACGGGACCAGTTGCAATGTCAATGCCGGCATGACTCCTGTGCTGAACTACGAGACTTTTGTTGTAGGTGGCGGCGCATTGTTGTATCGATGCTCACTTGAACTATGGGAAGCTTGAGAGAGGGAAGAGGGAGAAAGAAGTGAGGAGTGAGAGGACTCTCTCTTCTCTCTCTCCTCTCCTCTCACTTCTCTCTCCTCTCTCTTCTTGCAAGGAGACTCTAAGATGACATGGAAGCGAGCAAGACAATTGAGCGCCGAGACGCAGAGTCTGGCAGATGTGGTTGGTTTGACGGGTTCGACTGGAGCAACTATTTCTGCAACGGAAAAGTACACCGGAGGCTATAGTTACAGGTTTTTTGGGAGCGGGCAGCCGTTGGGCATCGCCGGATTGTCACATACGGCGGCGCGTGCAGGCATGTTTTTCCGGCACAATGGTATTACCGGCACGGGATTTGCGCCGATCATTGGGATGATGGTGGACGGGGCGCCAGTGGTGTGGGGGTTGAATTTGTTAACGAGCGAAATCACGCTGCGTGCCGGATGGATTTCGGATACATCGACCGTGCATTTTCCGTTGACGGTGACAAGCACCATAATTGCCGCAAACAATCAATGGTATTCGATTGGGATGACGGCAAATTTTGCGGCTGAGAATGGCTTTGTCACGTTGTGGGCAAATGGGCAACAAGTTGCAACATGGGCAGGAGATACAAGGGTTTATCGGTCTGGACAAACGACGCCGCGCACGCAGATAACCGGCTGTTATGCCGTGGGTGGGCCAAGCAATTGGATGACGGGAACTTCGTCCTGGTCAAGCGCTACCTATACAGATGATTTCTATGTGGATGTTTGGGATGGAGTGGGCAATTTGATTGATGCACCGCCGCCCAGCAGGCGCTTTCTAGCTGTGTTTCCCAATAGAGCAGGTTCAACTACGCAGTGGACGGCAGTCGGTGCCGAAGCGAATTGGGCTGCAGTAGATGAAGCGCCACCTAATAACGATACAGACTATGTCAGAGCAGCGGCAGGGGGGCTGCTGGACACCTATGATTTTGCGGCAGTGTCTGTGCCCGCCGATCATGCGATACGGGCGGTGATTCCGATGGCATATGTTAGAAAGAGCGATGCCGGCATCGATAGCCGACTCAGATTGGTGGTCGGGATGGGCAGCAATATAGTCAAGAGTGACGCAAAGGCGCTGACCGTAGGATATGGATATGTCTGGGAACGATGGGAAACGCAGCCGAACAGCATGACGCCGTGGAGCGAGTCAGCGGTAAACGATGCTGAATTCGGGATCGAGTCGGCCGGAGAGTTCTGATGGCTGAGGTCAGAGTCAGCCAGATTGCGACACTGGTCGAGCTGGCGATGCAGGGGATACGGGCCTCGCAGTTGGCGACACTGGTCGAAATCGACCAGGTTCAGGTCCGAGCATCGCAGGTCGTCCTGCTGGTTGAATTTGAGTTTTTTGACGACCGACCACGGCCGACTGGCGGCTTGCCCTCGGCCACAGTGGCGTCTTCGCCGGCAGGCAGGCCGGCGCCGGTCTCAGAGCGGGCAGCAGCGGCTGCAGGCGAGGCATTTGCGGCGCTGGCTGTGGCTGCCGGTAGGGTGCAGAGCTTCAGCCTGGCGGCTCTTGCGCCGCAGGCAACGGGAGAAATAACGGTGGGAAGCGTCAAACGTTCTGTTTTGATACAGGTCGGCGTGTGTTGGAGCCGGGACGGTACTACTTTCGTGGACGAATCTGCACGGCTGGTCAGTGCACGCGGCAGCTACTCGCTGACGGCCCCAGAGCAGATGCTGGCCGGCGGCCGTGGGGCCGTGGGTTCGTGCTCAATCACGCTGGCCAACGACGACGGACGCTTCTCGCCTTCAAACGGCAACTCGCCGTTGCATGCGTATCTGGCCGGCGGCGGCGCATATCTGGCACAGGTGCGCATCGACGTGACGATAAACGGCGAGACCAAGCGGGTATTTACCGGCGTGCTGCGTGAAATGAACGAAACAGCCGCAACGGCAACTGGCGCAACTACGGTGACGCTGGAATGCCGCACACGGGATGAGCTGCTGCTACAGAACAAGCTCAGCACGCCGCTGGTGGATTTTCTCGCAGACAGTCAGCGGCGGCGCTTTGAGGACTACTACATCGTGCGTTTATTGCAATATGCCGGCCAGACGGACGGCATAGATTTTGTATCGCAGGCCTATGCGCAGGCTCACAATGTAGCGCCGACCATCGATCCGGGCATTTTCCCGCTGCGCTACGTCTGGCTGGACGATGAATCAATCCTGGACGAACTGTGGAACCTGGTCGCAGCCTGCTGCGGCTGGTTTTACTGCGATGCCGACGGGCGATTCCACTACCACAATATCACGGGCATATTGCCGGCGTCGCTGCAGCGCCAGTACGGCGCAGTCGCCACGATCGAGGTAAGCGAGGCAGACATTACGCAGTTAAGCCTGCGCTGGCCAACCAGCGAGCTTTACAGCGAGATAGCGGTTGAGGTAGCCCCACGTGCGCCGGGCGACGTGGGCATGATCTGGGAACCGGACGATCCGATCGTCGTGCAGCCCGGGCAGACGAAAACGGTCTGGGCCAGGCTGACAAGCGCACAAACAAAGGAACCTGCGCTGGCCTGGAGAGCATATACGGCCGGCGGATCTGAAATTCTGGCGGGCATCAACGTCACGCAGATTAACTATGCGCAACGGGTGAAGCTGGTCATCAGCAATACGACGACACAGGCTGCTTACCTGAACATCATGCAGCTAAACGGCCAGGTCCTCGACGGCGGACGCACGCTAGAAGTGGAGCGGGCGTCAGCAAATGCATTCTGGACAGGTCGCCCGCCGAGGCGACGCTCGATTCGCAGCAATGTCTATATCCAGAGCGAAGCGCAAGCCGAAACGATTGCGGCCTACACGCTGCGCAGGCAGGAGCGGCCGGTCCTGATTGCAAGGCTTACGAACCTGGACCGGCACGACGTGCGCCTCGGCTGGCCGGTGCGGATTCAGTATCAGGACAACGTGACAACGCCAATTATCGGTATCATAAGCGAAGTTATGTGGCGGGCAGACATGACCGGATTCAGGCAGGATGTGGCCGTATTGGAGACGGCCAGCCTGTTCGCCGGCGTCGATCCGTTCTTCATCCTCGGCACGCATCGGCTTGGCGCAAGCGGCGGGCCTGGCGAAGCTTATCTATACTATTGAGATACTATGACCACTTTTTATGATGGAAACATCCTGAGCGCATCGCAGCTCAATGATTTGGTAATGCGTGTCAATGCACTGGAGGAGGGCGCCATTGGCGTCAACTTAGGCTTTGCAGAAATAACGCTGACGAGGACAAACCGGAATGCGTACTACCAGGTCACACACAAATACAACTGGCTGCATCTGCGCTTTGCCGAAGGCAACAACAAAACAAACTTGCGGGTTTACTACGGTAACACACTGGTCTACTCTTCGCCCGGCAATGGCGGCGAGTATGCAGTCAACGTCAATCTGTCGAGTTTTGGTTTGAGCGTCGGCACGCTCTATCGGGTGTGGGCTCGCTGGGGCGAGGAGGACAGCAGCGGAACGACGCTCACGCTGCGCTATATGGTGGAATCGGATAGAGAGCTATGACAACGCTTTTTGAACCGCTGACCAAGCCGACGGCTGCGCAGTTGAACAGCTTGGCCGATGCAATTGAGACACTGGAAGCAGCTTACAGCGACGCAGGACGGCAGTTTATGGCTGCGGAGTGGGGTGGATCGGGCAGCAGGTGGATTTTCAGACACTGCTTTCGCTGGCTGCTGTATGATTCAAGCGGCCAGCTTGAGGACCTCAGCGGCGCAAACGATCCGGTGCCGCTGCCCGATGGCGAAGTGCCTGGAGCCGTGGTGAAGGATTTGAGCACGATCGGGTGGCTGTCGCCGGAAATGCTTTACCGTGTGACCGGCTGCGCATGGGCAATGGAGCAGGAGACGATCTGATGCCAAAAAATCAGCCGCTACGGATCATCGACAGCAAGCAAAAAAAGGGTAGTGGCGGCAGCGTTGTGATTGGCGGTAGCCACACGCACGACAGCCGCTACTGGCTACGCACGGAGAATCCGCCGCCGGCGACGCACGATCACGGCGAACACACGGGACTGGCGGATGATGATCATGCGCAATATGCGCTGCTGATCGGTCGCAGTGGCGGGCAAACACTCACAGGCGGCACGGGCGCTGGCGATAACCTGAGGCTGCAATCGACCAGCCACGCGACGAAAGGCGACGTGATTGCGGGTGATCCGCTTTTGCTGGAAACGCTGACCGCTTCACGTTTGCTGGCAACGGATGCAAACAAGCGGACGGTGAGTGTCAACAACTTGGCAGCGTGGATAGTGGGCACGGCCAATCGTGTAATCGTGGCAAACAACGGCGACGGCACGATTACGTTGAATATGCCGCAGGATTTGCATCCGGGAGCAACACCGACGTTTGTAGGCGTAGTGACGTCGTATGTTGCGCCTACATCAGACGATACGACGGCGTTCCAGATTCGTAAGGCTGATTGGAATACGGCAGTTGTGTCAGTGGACACGATAAATGGTCGTTTCGGAATCAATGCAGACCCGCCAATCTTCCGACTTGATGTAAGAGAGTCAACGGACGAATTCGCAACGCTTGCACATTTTAGAAACTTTAGCAGTGGCACATCGGCTGCTGTGCAGCTTCAGTTGCGGAACGATGCATCTCAGCAGTTCGATTTAGGCATTTTAAGCACTGCACACACTCAGTTCCCGGGTTATGGCTTACCAGGTGATGCGTTTCTCAGATCGTCAGCACAGGCCGGAAACCTTAATTTTATCAGCGGAAATTCTTCAATGTCCATTAGATTTTTTGGCGGCCGAAACGCAACTCAAACGCCGACTCTTGTCCTGTTTTCTAGTAATGCAGGGATCAATGTAGACTCACCGACTTTTTCGTCTGGCAGTGGGTTAGACATCGGCGGACAAAATTTGCGAATCCGCTCGAGCAGGACGCCGGCAAGTTCATCGGCAACTGGCAATGTCGGGGAAATTTGCTGGGATGCAAATTATATCTATGTGTGCACGGCGACGAATACTTGGAGAAGAGTAGCGATCAATGCGTGGTGAGAGGAGAGTATGGATATTTGGCAGAGCGCCGGACGCTGGTATATCAATGACAAAGGCAAAGAACAATCGTTCAATACTGAGCAGGAGGCTCGACAAGCAATGGCAAAGATTGAGACAGCGAAAGCCATCATCAAGGCGGTTCAATCTTTGGCTGCGGCGGCAGACTCAGCAGATGCTTTAGAGGCGGAGTATTTCGACGTCGGCAACTGGACCGACGAAGATGTAGCGGCGCTTGGTATCACAGCGCAACAGCTTGCAGCATGTATAACGTTGTTGCAACAGATTAAATTACTTATGTCTGGGCAACCCACGTCGTCAGCAGTGTATCGGACGACGTTGAATCGAGTTCGTAGGGTATTGACATGACCGAGTGGCAAATACCGGAGCGTGCGCAAGCATTGTTACGTCAACGCCTCGCGGCCCGACAGCAGGCAGATACCGAACTAGCGCAGGCTGTACAGTTGATATTGGCGGCTGTCGGTGCGCCGGAGGATGCGCAAATTGTGATAGATGTAGACTTCTCGATGAGGGTGGTTGAGCGCAGCGCCGTCACGGAGGATGACAGCGCTTAAGACGCACGAAAATTCATTCTCAATCGCTTGGCGACTTCGCTGGCAACGCCTTTCATCGCCTCATATTGTGAAACGTCGCCCCGTCCATGCGCTGCCATCGCCTCCGCCAGCGCACGCACGCCGATGCCTCGACCGTTGGCGTCCACCTGGAGAAGTTCAGGATGATGCGGAAGGTAGTTCGCCAGCGTCCACTCGTACCAGCCCTCCAGCGTAGACGGTGCGTTCATGGCGCCGTTCATGGCGCCGTTCATGGACTGTTCGCCAGAGGTAGCCACCCCTCCATCGGGCTGAACGGTGAACTCGCCATCGATGACACGCAACGTGCTCGCCGGCACAAACGACAGTATCTTTTCCAGATACGGCGCAGCAAACCATGCGTTGTATTCTCGCTCACGCACAATAAAACGCCCATAGTCCGGCAACCGGTCGGCGTTGTACTGTCGCACCTTTGCGCCCTGGTTCGGCCCAAGGCGGAAAGTCGCCAGCCACTTGGTGTTGCCGATCACCTGCTGCGACCACTCCTCCGGATACTGGTCAATCATTAGCAGGTGAATGCCGCTGGCACGACTGAGGCGCATGAGCCGGTCGAGCAGGTTGTCGGTGGCGTCGGCGGTGCGTCTGTCACCACGTCGCAACTGGCTGATGAGGTCGCCGTACTCCTCGATTACGACGATGACATGCGGAACGCCGCCGATGTCGTCGATAGTGCGCACGTTCGCTTCGCGCACCAGACGCATCCGGCGCTCGTGTTCTGCCCAAAGCGCCTCGACCTGAAGCGGAAACACATCCGGCGTCGACTCATGCCACTCTACATGCTGTGACCACGGCGACCAGTCGACGCCGCCTTTGGGATCGATGATGACGACGTGGTAACCAGTGCGCAACGCCTGCGCTACCAGGCTGTATCCGACGCTGGTCGTTTTGCCCGTGCCGGTTGCACCGATAATGCCGCCGTGAATGCTGGAGAGCGGATTGAAAATCGCCAACGCTCCATCGTCAGCCTGCCCGGCGATGAGCTGCGTTTGAATGCAGCGGTTCATGGCATCGCTCAGGCGGATGCGCTGCATGGCTGGTGCTTCCGGCATCGGCTCCGGCGCTGCTGGCGGCTGCGGCAACTGACGCTGCACTCGTTCATAAGCATTCGCCAGGTAACGACCGGTAGCGTTGTTGAAAACAGCACCGGGTCGGTACATCGAACCGTAACGACTTTCGATTGCGGCATCGCCGGGAACCAACGCCTGCATCTGGCTGACTTTGGCGCGCTCGATGGCGTGACGCAGGTGCAGCTCTGCATCCGCCGTGAATAGCTCTACCGCGCCGCGCCCGCCAACAGCGATGGCTGGTGCGATGATCTTGTTGGGATCGACGTATATCCAGCCGCCATTGATTTTGATCCGCTGGAGGGGATAGGAGCCGTCCCGTTGTCGCATGTTCTCCAATCGCCGTTTGCTGATAAATGCCCAGAGGAAAACCAGGCCGGCGACGGCGGAGAAAATGATGATGAAGATCAAGCAATACAGCGTCAATTGCAGAACGTCGGCGACAAAGCGTTCGATGTGTCCACCGATGCGCACGGCACTGTCACGGTTGAGAAGCAATAACCCGCCGAATATGGCGGCTACGATGGCGACAGTGATGGCGAATAGTTTGTCGATCAGGCTCATTGGTGTTCTGCTAATAAACAAAAAAACGGATTGCTGTCGCTGCAATCCGCCTTGTATAATAAGCGTCGGATGCGGCGACATCGCATCCGTGTGCTCCGGCTGGTGCGCAGACCATCAGCCGGAGTCTTCATTTTGACTCAATCGGCGTCGCTCAAAAGCATGCGAATGCCTCCTCCGATACGATCTCTCCGTTGAGCAAGCTGATCTCTCGCCGTAAATGCTTGATTAGTTTCTCCAGTTCTCGCTTTGCCGGCAGCACCTCAACAAAACAGCCGGTCAATGCGCTGTACTCGTCAAAGGTCGCAATCGTCTGGCTGTATATGTTGATCAGCCTGCTCATCTGCGCCGTGCGCGTGTCAGGCTGCTGCGCAGGCTTCAATACAGCCATATCCGCCGCCGTCAGCGGCGCATCGACGAGCAGAGTCTCCTCAACCACCGCCGGCGTGTCGGCAACCGGCATTTCCATATCCGCCGATCGCATTTGCGCATCGAGCAGCCGCATGTACGCCCTCCGCGCGGCGACGCGCAACTCGCCTGGCTCTATTTCATCGATATTCAGCCACGGCGCCAGCATTTGATGATATTGCTTTCCTCTGCCGAGCATCATCTCTTTAAGGACGATCCGCTGTTGTTCTCTATTGAGCGTCGCACTGTGCTTGATGCACTGGAACAATTGTTCAGCGACATCCTGCTGCTGCTGCTTATTGGCAAGCGCCATCATCTCAAAAATTCGCCGGATCACCTTTACCAGCAGCGCGCTGCTGATTGGATCAAGTTTGCGTCGACGCCACTCAGCTTCTATCGCCTGGCGGAATGGCGAAATGGCGTATTGCGGATTGTGATCCGCCACATCCCGCCAGGTGCGCCCGGTGTCATCCAGCCAGTCTTGAACCCACGGCAACATGGCCTTTGCGACTCGGTCAACTCGTTCCTCAGTCTGATATGCCTGTGTCGAGTTCCAGGCCGCCGCCCACGGATCGGCGCCGGTCAACGAGCGGTCACCTTCCGCCGACTGCACTGGCACTGGCATGTTTGGTGCATCTGTTTCTGTTGCTCTTTCTTGCTCCATTTCATCAGCAAGATTATTCAGCGCCTGCACCAGATCACGACTCCGATAACGCATCTCGCCCAGTGCAGCCTGACACTTAAACCAATCACCGGTGCGGGATTTCGCCAGTATACGCAGCTCGGTAGCCGTCAAGCCGTGTTGCCAACGCCTCAACGCATTCTGTATTTCCCATATCTGTGCATATGGTTTGTCGCCCCATGTCGCCGCCTTAATCTCGTCCATGTTCGCAGTACGTGACGTGCCAATCATGGCAGTGTTCATGATCGTCGTTGTGCCGTGTTTGGTTGTGTATCGTCGCTCACTGTAATCGGATGACAGTGAGCGACGAACTTCTTTGACGAAATTGTGGCTTACGTGGCAACGTCGTGCGATTTCACGATCTGACCATTGTCGCCATTCTTCGTCCTGTAACAATGTTTCAACTGCGCGACGTTTATCTGCGTTCGTTCGTCGCAAACCGTGAGTTGCATTGGCAGATGCTGCATAGAGAATCGCATCCCGACGCGTGCCAGCGCGTACCTCTGCGGGTATTTTGGTATCCTGTAGTCCTAATTCGGCGGTAACACGACGGAATGCCTCGACGCGATGAAATCCATCCGCCAGCCAGTATGATTCGCCATCGTGATAAACGATCACGGGCGGAAATTTCGACCAGCCCACCGGCGCCATCTCTTCCATATACTCGACGACGGTCTGCTCGTGCAGTTCGGCACGCATCTGTGTGCCTCCATCGATTTTGATCTGATCGATACTGAGCAACGTCGTTTTCTCCTCCATATTGATCAACCCGCTCAGCATACTCATCTTTCACTCTCCAGAATCCGAATTACCGTCTTGGCCACCTCTGCATACGTCGAACGCAGTTCCGCATCTGCTGTCTGCCCCACCCTTCGAGGCACTCTCCCTATCTCCATCTCCCCCATCAAGTTGAGATACTTCTGCTCGCTTATTGATGACGGCGATACCATTGTCGCCATTATGCCCAGCGGTTTAACCGGATGGTTGAGCGTGCAAGCGATCTCTTGAATCATCGCTTGCATCCTCAGCACGCCGGCATAGCTCTCCTCTGTTGGCGTTGCCGGGATCAGCACCCAATCCGCCAGAGCCAGCGCATTGATCAGCAGCACCCCGGCGCTTGGCGGGCAGTCGATCAGCACATACTCCGGCTGCATGTTGGCCCGCTGCCAGGCACGGCGCAGGAAGGCATGGTTAGGGCTGGACGCCTGCATCCGTGCCGCAATCCACGCCAACCGGTGGTCTGCGGGTACGTACTGCAACCCAACATCGTATTGACAAAGTGCCGTCGCCAGCGCCATCCCGTCCAGTACATCAGCGATTGTTGTCTGCCCTGGAGTCCAGGCTTTATAAAGTTTGTTTGTTAATGTCGCCTGGTCGTCAAAATCGATCAGCAATGTGTTGCGCCCTGATGCCGCCAACGCCAGCCCCAGATAATAGGTGGTTGTCGTTTTCCCACTACCGCCCTTATGATTCGCCACTGCAATAATCTTCGTCATCCTTCCTCCTCATCGCCGTTCACCAATCACGATGGTAGATTCCTTAGCAGCATCCTCGACGGCTTTGCGGTGCACCATCTGCACGGCGGCGTAGTCGTAGCACAGGCGATTGCGCAGCGCCGCACAGTCGGGCGCGTCGGCAGACAGTACGGCGTCCAGGACGGACGGTGTTGGTTTGCGGTTCATCCCTCTTCTTCCCCTTTCCACACAATTATGTCTCTATATTCCTCAGGAACATATCGACACAATAATTCATTCCGCTCAACTTTTTCTTCAACAAACAACTCAACACCCGGATCCAATACAAACATATCCAATGCATTTACCATCGCCTGATGCTCATCCGTGGTAAGACTCGCTGTCGAGCCCTTCACCATCATCGAGCGGATAAACCCGACCCCGATCGTCGCACTCCACTTCGGACGCACCATACACTTCCACAACCAACCCATCAGCCTCAGCAAATCGTCGTACATCAATTTCTCTACATACTCCTTCACACCATCCCACGTCGTTCCAAACACTTTATCCACCAACATCAGACAGAACGCTCGCAAATCTTCCTCGCTCGCATCCCCCCCCCTGCACCCCCCCCCATCACAATTAACAGTGGCTGGAGGAATATCTATCTGGCCATCATCATCAGATATCTTTATATCTATCTTTATCTTAGACGCGACATTATCGCGAAGTCTTCGCGATGTTGTCGCGACATTATCGCGATCTTGTCGCGAAGTCGTTTTTGTAAGATTTTCGTCAGCTACCGACAAACCACCCGCCGCCGCATGCTCCAGCAATACCCGTCGATACCCAGAACGAACGTCAAACGACTCCGCCAACGTCACCGCCAGATATGGATCCTCAGGCACCAACCCCTCAGGCGTCCGCAACCAGCCTGGAGGAGGCGGAAATCGACTTGCTTTATCACGTGCATAATCCAAACCTATCTGATGACGCCGAAAAGACTTAAAAAACAAAACCGGCCCATTACTCCCTTCGTACCGAATAACCAAACCCTGATCAACCCATTCGTTGATGAGACTCAATATCTGATCCCGCAATTCATCCCGCAATGGACATACCTTGCCAAAAAACACACGGGGATTACCACTTATCAGACCATCACGGTCTAAATGTGGAATCGTCATCAAAAACAACAATTGAGCTTCTATGCTCAATCGATTCAACGCCTCATCCTCGGCAATCGAAGCCGACAACATCCGTCTTTCCGCCATCATCCTTAATCCTTTCACTCGCCGTTGTCTTCATTCCATCATCGTCCTTCTTCTTCCCCTCTCGCTGCCTGCCATGCTTTATGCCCCACGTTTTGACTATTTGCTTCCATTTGCGTTTGCTGATTGCCAATGTCCATTTCGGACACTGGTTACTATTCGGGTCGCTGGCGGTATATGCCCAGCCATGGCTATGGTAGCGACGGTAGGTCTTGCAGGTGCAGCACCAATGCTCTCCGTCCATCACTATGAGCAGTTCTGTGCCGCATTCATGGCAACGTCCGCAGTTCCATCTATCCCTTCTTCTTTGCTGCCCGCCCTCTTGTCCGGCCATTTTGTCCTCCCTTTGCGCTCACAGCGCGTTCACGAGCTTATCGGGTTCGGATTGGGCAATTGCGTCGATAGTAAGAAGTCCGATCTGTAACATCAGACTCTGGGACGCATCTCGCATGTCAATTCTTGTGATCATGTCATTCCATAACGGTGCTTGTGGGGGTATTGACGGATTGAGGACAACTTCCGGTCGGATATTCACGCAGTACCTCCCGGCGTAGAATTTTCGATGATATTCAAGAGGCTTGCTGATGCTGGAGGAGTCAAACCGGACAAGTCTGGCGTCCAGGATCGCCCCGATGAACTTATCGTACCGCTCGCCACACTTGGTGACGGCAGAGACGATCGTCCCTCCGGCCGGCGGCTTGTCTCCCAGGACCATGGCTTCGTGGATGAAAATGTCCGAAAGATCGATCTCGTTGTAATCGTGCGAGCGCAACTCGATGACGGTTGGGTTGGAGAAGATCGGCACGTACCTTACCAGCCAGGCCGTCCACGGTCGCCACAGGCTCGCCGTCCAGTGCTCCGCCCATTGCCGACAGGCGGAGTCGTACTCCTCATATTTGCATAGAAACTCCCTGGCGGCGGCGATCACCTGCTCGGCGACCTCTAGATCACGGACGCGCTGTCTGGTGTGTTTCTCGTATACGCGTCGGCGCTCCAGGAGGAACTCGCCGAGCGCCGACTGCTTCACCTCGTATCCGTTGAACGCAGTCGAGAAATAAAAGTGATTGTCACGGATTATTTGGTTGTCATGGATTATTGCCCAGAAAGGAGCGATCTGCGGCGGGGCGAACTTGATGCCGTATTCGACTCTCCGCACATCGCCGTCAACCGTGAGAACATGACTTTTGGCGTCGATCTCGTACATCCACAGCTCGTCCCACAGGTCGCTCAGCCAAGCGATGAGCGAATTTCGCGCTTTTTCTACCGTCTCGGCGTGCTTCCGCTCCGCAGCTTGTCGTACCTCTTCTTGTTGCAGCTCGCGTTGTCGCAAAGTGGCTTCCGCCTCGGCGATCAGTTGATCAAGAACCATTTTTCCCTCCTTATCTCCTTTTGATTGACCGTTCCTTCAAATCCTTGTTGCGCTCTGCGATTTGACCACTCAGTGCGCATGCTGCCCAAAGCATCACCAACGCTGCGCATATGATCATGAACCACACTGCCACTGCTATCCAGAACATCGTTGCCTCGTGTTGCACCCGCAGCGCCCAAAACGATCGATGATGATCCCACACGTTGGACATATCTGCCATGCCTTCACAATCCATTTTCTTAAGCGCGTCATTTTCACATCCCTCCTGCGGCGCCTGCCGCAATGATGAAAAAGCTCAAAAGGCCGATGATTCCGATCAACAACATCAGATAAAAAATCCGTCCGTAGCTTTGTTCCTTCATGATCAATCTTCCTTTCGGCTTTGTCTGAGTTCCTGATATGCCAATACAATGCGATAAAGCATCATGACCTGGCGGCGATGTAGCGGCCTGGTCAACAGATAATCGGCGGACGTTTCGTTTAGGCGAGTATGCAATGTATTCAATACATTTGTGACATCGTTGTCGGAGATTGTGCCGGATGGCATAGCGGTCGCGTCGGTTATAAGCATGCATATTCTTTCACCTTCGGTAATCGCTAGTTCTCGACAGCATGTCCAATCCAAATCACGCCAGATTTGGCCGGTGAAAGGATCAACAATCCAACCGCAATCCTCAAGTGCGACGATAGTTTGCGGAGAGAGCGCCAGCGGCAGTCCCTCCTCGTTCGCCAGTTGTAAGATTTCAGATATTCGGTTGTCGGTATCTTGTGCTGTGCTCATAATGTCTCACTTTCTAAAACGTCGATGCATGTCCCACCCTACGCCTGGCCATTCAACTGGACCTTTCACTGTAATCGGATTACAGTGAGCGACGAACTTCAGATGCGTGCTTCACTGGGCCTCATCGGGCTG